TTTAGCCATCTCTTTTGGCACTGCTTGTATATTCCAATGTATAAATCTAAAAGGCTCAAGTCCAAAGTCTACACTAAACTCGTGTTCTAAAAATCCTGGAAAGATAATTAACGTTCCGGGTATTGGTTTAAAATGAATAAGTTCTGATCCACCCCATACACCTTTTTGATCTGGTTTCATTTTTAATTTTGTAGCACGTGCCCCGGTTCGCGGTTCGTGAAATACAGGCATTGATGTTTTATCACTACACTTTAAAAAGTAAAATCCCGATACGTGTTGATTCCAATGTACGTGTGCTGAATGATGACCACCACCTTTTTTAGCAAACTCTTGTACCCACATCTCACTAAACATAGTATTATATTGTTGCATATCAAAACCTTGGTGATCTAAATATTCCCAAGACTTTTGACCAATATAATTTCTAAAATCTAAAAAGTCATTGTCTAATGTTAGTGGTGTTGAATGATACGATCTTCCAAAATCACCGTGTTTTTTAATAAAAGTTTTTTCTCTTGTTCTTGCATCTTTAATATATTTATTAGATGCTTTTGTTAAAGATTTTACAAACTCTGGTTTTTGTTCTGACCAAATAGTTGTGTTAAAGTAATTATTTATATACATTTTTTAATACTGAAAATAAACTTGGTTTTGTTTTAACAAGTTTTTTACAGAGTTCCTTTCTTTTATTTAAATTGTTTATAGAAGTATTAAATTCGTTTTCAAGATTTTTTTCTTGCAAACGACCATCTTTAATTAAAGATACTTTGTCTGTTGGTGCCCAATGCATTCCAGCAGCTATGCAATGAAGTCCAGTATTATTATCATATTTAAAATTATAGGTTCTGTCATACACAGCTTGTTTAAAACCAGCAAAAGATCTATGTTTTAAATTTATTAAATTATTTTCCCAATTTTTATTAAAACAATTTTTCCAATACTCCGTATCGTTTCTATGAGATAACGCATAATGCAATGCTACAAATTCGGAAAATTCTTTAAACATATGTTTGCATTGATAATTAAAATTATCTCTATCCCATTGAGATATTTTATCTCTTTGTAAATTTCTAACTAACTTTATTAAAAATTCGTGAACAGAAAATAAACCATTACTTTCTAATGGTTCTATAAATCCAGCAGACAATCCAATTGCAACTACATTTTTTACCCAAAGTCTATTGTGAATACCTACTCTCATTTTTATGTTTTTAAATTCTAAATCTTCTTGACCAAGATGTTGTTTAAATTCTTTTAATGCGGTTTTATCATCTACAAATTTACTAGAGTAAACATATCCTGTACCAACTCTTGACCACAGAGGTATATTCCAAACCCAACCATTTTCAATTGCAGTACAATTTGTATAAGGTACTAATTCTTTTTCTTTATTTTTATATTTAATTTTTGTAGCCCAAGCAGAATCATTTGGTAGCATATCGCTATAAGATTCAAAAGGTTCTTTTAATGTTTTATCTAAAAGTAAAGATTTAAACCCAGTGCAATCTATATATAGATCTGCTTTATGTTTATTATTTAAAGATTTAATCCCATTTTCATCTTGTTCTATTGAAATTACATCTTCAATTATATGTTTTATTTTTTTACAATACTTATCTTTTAACCATAAACCAAATTTAGTAGCATCAAAATGATATGCTTTAGTTACTTGATTTACATCAAATTTATTTTGATTAACATAAGACATTTGTAAAGGATAAGTGCAATTAGCATAATCAGAATAAGGTGTTTTAGGGTGTAATATTTTTTTAAACCACCAATCATTTGTTTCTGCTTTATTTTCACTTATAGGTGGTTGTCCAAAAGGGTAATGAAAAGCTTCTCCTTTTTTATAAAAATCTGTAAATTTTATGCTTAATTTATAACTTCCATCTACGTGTTTCATAAAATCTTTATCTTCAATTTTAAGTAATCTCATCCAATCAGTTATTTGACCAAGTGTGCTTTCTCCAACACCAACTGTTGATATGTTTTTAGATTCAATTAATGATATCTTATAATTTGGAAATTGTGATTCCAATGTTGCAGCAGTCATCCACCCTGCGCTGCCACCACCTACAATTAAAATTTTCATTTAAATGGTTTTCCTAAATGCCAAACAACAAGACTGTATCTTGTACCAGCGGTTACAGGTTTAACTCTGTGCCATACAAAAGAAGGAAAGACAATAATAGATCCTTTAGGTAAAATCTCTTTTGCTCTTCTTAAATGTTGACTTTCATCTCTCATATGTGGATCGTAGTTTCTAAAATCAAATTCTAACTCACCACCTTTGTATTCGGAACCATCTGTTAATTGACAAGTCATAGATAGTTTTCGAATTTTACCATTGTCAGAATCATTTTTATTTTTTCTTTCATAAGGTTTATCCCAACTATCACAATGCCAATCATAATATTGATTGTGTTTATATTTTGTAAACTGACACGATTCAGACCAATCCCAATCAAAATTCCAACCAGCTTGTTTATTTGCTTCGTGCACATATGGATGTAATTCTTTATAGATCCAAGTATCATTAAGCCAAACTAAATCTGACTTTCTTTTTCTTTGCATATTTTTAACTTGGTCTTTATCTAATTTTTTCTCTCCATAACCACCTGTTCTAGCCATAACTTCCTCTTGAGAATTTGCATAAGCTATTACATCATCACAAAACTTTGGTGTAAGAACACCACTAAAATACCAATAGTAATTAGATATATTCATAAGTTATTGTTTGAACAAAGTTTAATGAATCTTTTTGATTGTTAGTTAGGTAATACATATTAGTTGATGGAAACATAATGAATTGATTATTAGTCAATGGTATATCCCAAGATCTACCTTTACGTCTATTGTCTTCATAATGTATTCGAACATTACAGTCTTTTACTTTTACACCATATAATAATGTAAAGTCCGGAGAGTTTCGTAGATCTACTGGATCTATATTTAATAATGGAATTGTAGTTTCCGCAGGTTTATAAATGTTACCCCATGTTTCTTTGTTAATTAAATTTACATCATACTCAAGACCAACGTGATCTCGCATATATGTATTTAACATATCCCAAGTTCGTGAAAATGGAAAATTTTTATTTTGAATTACTGATTGTAAAATATCGCCTGATAACTTATCTCGGTCAATGTCCCAATCTTTAGGCATTGCCACATCACCATAATATAAAGCTTGTTCTGTTAAAACTTTCTTATGCATACCACCACCATTTTTAATTTATGCTTTTAAATCTGTCAAGTCCCAAGTTGTATTTGCTTCATTCCACACGTAATACCAAATATGAGTATTTGCTGTATTTTGTGATTCTTGCTCTGCAGTTAATGCAGGAGCATCACCAATTGGTGATTTCCAAGAAGCTGATGCATTATGTTTTACCCAAGATACGAAAGGTTTTTTAGGCCAGAAAATATTATCATCTTCGTCCCAAGTATAACCTATACCTGCGTAGTTTCCTCTTAATGGTGTACCACCATCTTTGTGTTGACCACCAGATGTATTGTAAGATGTTTGAATCCACATTTGTGCAGGCCAATTATTATGTGTCTCTAAATATTGTTGTCCTACTGTTTCATCTTCAACGCCGTCAGCGTTTAACATATCACCATTATTCAAAGTAAGTACTTGAATAACTTTACTGTTTGATCCTAGTTTTGCAAAATGTGCCATAATGTTTCTCCTTATATCTTATTTTTAATTATCATTCAACTATTGAAATTTGTACCTTATTATTACTACACCAGAACCACCAGCTGCACCAGTACCTTCAGCAGCACTAGTTCCTACTCCTCCACCACCACCACCACCAGTATTAGCTGTTCCTGCAATAGCAAGAGTATTATCAGAATCAGGTCCAAAAGCACCTCTTCCACCACCACCTGGTCCTGGATTTCCCGCGAATGAATTTGGATTACCTGGTCCATAGCCTGAACCTCCACCGCCTCCTCCTCTTGTTGTAGGTGTTCCATTTATAGATGATGTAGCTCCGTTACCACCGCCTCCAGCTCCATATGGAGCTGCCGCAATAATTCCAGCAGATGTAGCTCCACCGCCACCACCTGTACCTGAACTATTTGGTCCAGGAAAATTAACTCCTGCTCCACCAGCATTGCCTTGTGAAGGAGTAACAGAAGGTGTATTTCCTGCTCCGCCAGAACCTGTGGCTCCACTATTTTCTCCACCACCACCTCCAGATCCTCCTGCAAGACCTGTTAAACCAGGTGTAGGAGTACCACCGCCACCGCCGCCTCCTCCAGCAGATGTTATTGTTGAAAAAGTTGAAACTGCACCAGAATTACCTTGAGCTGATCCAGTTTGTGTGGCTCCTCCAGCACCTACTGCTATAGGAAACCCTCCTGCTATTACT